TCATTGTGGTGGTAATTACTCACCTTGTTGTCAAGGAGAACAAGCGATGCCGACAGAAAAGAAACATACCATTTGTGATGCTGATGTCAGGAGGAAATTTGAGTAGAGCAAGTAGACAAAAGGGACAGCGAGGAGAAAGGGAAGTATGCAAACTCCTAGCTGAGAAACTAGGGGGCGAGTACAAGCGTAATCTTATGCAGACCCAAGATGGTGGCTATGATGTACTGGGTCTGGATGGGTACGCCATCGAAGTTAAATTCCAAGAGAAGTTACAAATAGAAAAATGGTGGGAGCAAACGGTTCAGCAATCATCTGTTGAAAGGCTACCTGTTTTATTCTTCAGACGTAGCAGAGAACCTTGGCGTGTTGTTGTGCCTCATGATTATTTTTATTCAAGAAACAACATGAGCCTCCCTTCAGAAAAAAGATCAACATTATATTACTCTATCATACCAGTGGAGATTTTTATGGAGCAAGTCATTGAAGACACCAGACCTAAGACATAGACTAAAAAGACCAGACGAATGCATAGAACATTTGGGGAGAGAACTGATTAAGACAGCAACAAAAAAATCTAAAGCTTACAAATGTTGGGAGGAAATGTTAACATATATAAGTTATCTTGAAGGGAAGATGGATAGAAAGAGAAACACCATCAGACAATTAAAGGAGAAGATAGATGAGCAAAGATGGATGGAAGGAAGTAAATAATGTTGGTGAGTTCCCTGATGATGGGAGTGTTCATGATTGGTCTGTCGTTAAACATTTTAAATCTTCGGAGTTTAGCTGTAAGTGTGGCAAGTGTCATGGCAGGTACGGTGTTAACTTTGATTTAGTATTAAGGTTAGACGCACTGCGTAAATTGTTTAACGATGTGATAAGAATCAACAGTGGATACAGATGTGATGAACACCCAGAGACATTAAAAAATCCAACGTCAAGTCATAATCATGGAGAGGCTGTAGACATAGCAGTTAAAACAAGTGCATCAAGATTCAGATTGTTACAGCTTATATTTAACAACCATTTGTTCACACGCATAGGTATCGGAGAGGACTACTTGCATCTTGATATAGATGAAGACAAGCCTCAAGACTTGATGTGGGATTACTATGCAAAGAAATAAGAATACCCACCAGCATAGGAACTTTGTTTATGTTATAGAAAAAAAGATAAACGGCAAGTGGGGATTAGAGTGGGACTTCGGGTGCTACTTAACCTACAATGTTGCCGAACAGGTTATGAAAGATTTTGAGAAATATAATAAGCATACAAAAGATTACAGGTTGGTTATGTATATTAGTGAGAAACCACACGATGCTTAGATGACCTCCGTTACTATATCCCCAAAGAATGTCCCACCGTTTGCGGAAGATAAGCCTACTATCTTCTTAGCCATAGGAACTGCTGCCGTGTAGGCATCCTCAAATTCTGGTTGGAAGGCACACTCATCTGATATTACCAGACTAGCTGTGTGAGAACGGATGATATGTCCTCCTTCTGGGATACCCCATACTATACTTCCATTACCAAATCTCATCTTAGCGTAACTGGTGTCCACTGGAACCATTGCCTTGAGCCATTCAGGTAGGTGATGATAAACGAAACTCATCCTTGAGTTCTCCATCTTCTTATCAAACACAAGGGCAGCAGCATCTTCTTCTTTCTTACTCTGAATAAATATAGCTTGATGTGGAAAGAACAGGGCTACCCATAAAGCATAGAGTACCATGACCCAAGACATTCTTATCTGTCTGCTCTTAGGTATAAACAATCTGTCTGATGTATGGACTACGTTGATTACTTCTCTAAGGTAGGCTTTATCTGGGAATGCTTTGACAGGATTATCTGTGTCATGTTCATCCTTTGTCTTGACATAACCAGAGAATATAAAATTGTTAGGGTGCTTGATCCAATCCCTAAGAAGGAGGAGTTGATGAAGTTGTGCCAATGAGTCCGAGGATAGCCGTTTCAATCCTCTTTGGATCGAGTCCTTGTCCACTTCCTGCAACGAGGTGGGCATGTTTAGCAGGTTTGTCATATCCGAACATGTCTCTCAATGCTTTGAGAGCATCCATTTTGTTATAGAATTTAAGCTTAATAGTATTCTTACCGTTAGAACCCTTGCCTGATCTTGTTTCTTCTATCTCGTATACTGGCTTAAGATCGGTAGCTGATGATTTCTTTGAAGTAATACCACCGTCTTGAGTATACTCGTAGTAATCTCTTGGGTCAAGGAACGCTATCCTTGCGTACTCTTCAGCTACCTTGTCAGCAGTTACTTGTAATCGTACCTGTATCTCATCTTTCCTAGCTTCAAGACGCTGAAGAAATACCTTGTCGTTCATCAATCTACTGACTGCTTTATCAACAGCTTTGATTGCATACCCTGCTTTAATGGCAAGAGAAATCTTACTCTTGCTAGGGTTCATTATGATCTGCTCAATGAAAGCATCCTGCTTGTTGAACTTCTTTCCTATGGTGGTAGCTGTTTCTTCTGGGACTGTTATCTTATCCATAACCTGTACGCTGTGATAATGTTATAGGTACGCTTATTTTTCTATTCATCCTCTGGTCATACCAATCAAGAAGCCTGACCATGCAGTCACGAGTGGGTGGGTAATTAGACTTGACTGCTTCCCCACAATCACCCCATATTTTAAGAAGAGAATCTTCAGAACCACTCTTGTTCCTAGCAAACCATTCTCTTAAGATGACTGAATCATTCCTTCTTCTCTTCTCGTCTTCAAAGATAGCACGGCATCCAAACTCTTTCCTCATTCTATTCCTTAAGTCTTCATCAGAACATATCATGATGATGCGTTCTATCCTATTATCCTTAAGGAACTTTCTTATCTCCTTGATAAGGTCAGGTGATAATCTTCCTATGATTTCACTGAACAAATGATATTCGGTATCACTCTTCCATTGCCCACCAACTAGCTTCTTTTTAATACGGCATCCTGCTATACAGTAAGCTCTTGGGTGGTCATCATTCCCTAAGAAAACTGATGCCATCAAGCTGTCACATGGATGATACCTACCATTGTGATGGATTGCAATACCACCAGTTGTGTTAGCTATCTTAGTAGCTACTGCCACCGATTCCATCCATGATTTCTCTTGGGGTCATAGGCACATCATCTATGTTCTTTATATTTCCTGCTTTAGCATCCAGCTTTGCCTGTCCTTCACGAGAACATGCCATGTCAATCTCTTCCCCTTCATTGTTTGACAATGTGTTTGGTTGCACATAAGTTTCTACTTTCAATCCTGTGTCTTTCATAGTGCTTCTCCTAATATCCAGATGGTTTTTTAACAGTCTTTTTAATAGTCTTCTTCTTCTTCTTCTTAAAATTTCTCATCTTTGTTTCCTCTTTTTCTTTTAACGATCTGTTTCTTTCCTCAAGTTCCTTTTCAAAATCATCCCACTCTTTCCACATTAGTTTACCACATGCCTAGACATGTCGAAACTATCAACTTTGTCAGCCATCCAGTTACTGGACAGCATCTTGAATAGGTACTTGACTGCATCAATACTGTGGTTGTTCTTATCTATCATAGTTTCTTTAACATTCTTATTTATACCAGTGCTAGTTGACCATTCATTATACCGCCACTGTACCATCTCCAACCAATGGTTAGGACAAGCCTTGGTTATCCTGTACTTGGGTTGCCATGAAGAAGGGATTCCTTTCTTATCAAATCCATGCCACATCTTTTCATTAATCAGTTCAGCAAATTCTGTATCACCACCTCGTGTACCCTTGATAAAATGTACCCCTTGCTCACTGAATAATTGTGCCATGCTAACCAAGTCACCACCATTACCACGCTCCTGTGTCCTAGTCCACATGCTAGGGTCAGACACTATCCACTCTAACCTGTCGTAGTATTTATAATCCTTGATAGCTTCAGATGTCATGACATAACCTGCCTTCTTTTTGTAGAACTCATGCACTGCGTAGTAGTCGTCTTGCTTCTTGTCATGAGCTACTACTACAAATGCGGTGACGCCCCTGCCTGCATAATCAAACCCACCATATAACTTCCAAGCTTCTGGCAATTCCTTATACTCTGGTATGTTGATACGCTGTATATGTTTCTCCATGCATGGGAATACAAGCTGACCACCCTGTGCATTGAAGTCAATCTCCATCTCCCTCTTCCACTTAGCACCAATGACACCACCGGGGTAGCCCACTAAAGATTTAGCCAACCAATTCTTACCCTCTGGATTGTTGGTGTCCTTGTCTTCGTCAGCAGAATAGTGGACACGCAAGACACGCACACCATCCTTGGTTACATAATCATTGATGCCCTTCACTTGCCACCACCATCTTCATACTCTTTCATCCTGAAACGCAAAGCTCTTTTTGTTTTAGTATTACCAACACGCTTAAGCCTTCTGAAAGAATCCAACAACTCATCTCTAAACTTTGGGTACTTAACCCATTGTTGGAATATCATTTCAGCCCTGATTTCTGGGTTAGGTTCTGACGAAACCTCTCTCCAGAATAGAGGACTTTTTATCTTGCCTACATTCTTCTTGAAAGAACGAGCATTAATAATTCTGTCTTTCATTTTTTTCTTTTCTACTCTCGCCAAATCAGAATTGTTAATAATGTCAACAGTGCTTTTAATAATCTTGCTCTGCCCTGACGCATCATTAGGGTCTATCTTATTGTACTTCTGCAACATCCAATCAACTTGATTCCTTATCTTGGCTACCCTTGAGTGTCCCTCTATCTTCTCTTGCTCTGCTTGCTTTCTTCTCTCTACACTTTCTTCGTGGGTGTACTCAAACAATCTTGATACAGGCCACCTCTTCAATGCCCTCCTCTTATCCTGTTCAACCAAGTCTCTTATTTCTTTATGTTCATCTGACAGAACAAAAAAGTCAGTGGCCACATCTACTAAAGCACCTGTACCCCTTACAAGAGTATTACTTGGAACAAAGAACGTATCAATGACAGCCCTCATTCTTGCAGGAGATAAAGGATCGGAAGGTAGAATTCCACCAGTATTGGGGAGAAATTTATTTAATGCTTGCATAGACATAATCAAAGCAGGATGGGTAAACGGTGTATACTCCTGCCCCTTGTCAGAAACTTCTGGCCCTTTATATATCTTGTCAGAAAAAAATATATCTTGGTTAGCCATAGCAAGCAATGCTTTGATTGATGGTGGTGTAAAATTAGTGAATGGAATCATCTGCTTTACACCATCCCTGAATATCTCTGGTCTTGTTCTGGCAAATTTATGCCAAAGGGTATCTCCCTCTGTCCCAATTGTTTCCTTTAAAACACCTGTCACAAGTAACGCTACAAGATTAGCCATCCCTGCCTGTCCTTGGTCGAGTGGTATCTTGAAGAAGCCTTCGCTTATTACATTGCCATCTTCATCTAGTTCTTTAGCCCCAGAAAATATAATAAGATTCTTTGTCTTGGTGTAGTCGTCTATCTTATCCCATTCTTCTGGATGTCTTAACATGTTACCCACAAACATGCTCCCAAAAAGGAAAGCAAATTGGGCCATCTTCCAAATAGCTATATTGCTGTTCTTTCTTTTCTGCTCTGCCATACTGCCCTCAAACCTCTTGCCCTTCTTACCAGTATGACCAGTACCACCTGCCAATGTGCTGAACATCCCACGAGTTGCCTGTAATCCTGCATTCAAATATGGGATGAAAGTATCTGCTGACTTGACAAGATGACCGCCTTGTGAAAAGTCCAAGTATCCTCTGGCTATCCAAGTGGCTTCTTTCCTCATTGCCTTAGTTACCTTGCCACCCCTAGCCCTGTTCTCAATAGCTTGTTCTCTTAACGCAAGCCTCACCCACAATTCTGTTTTAGTCCCAAGAAAAGATGCCCACTTTTCAACTGCTTTAAGTGTAGGATGTAACACCGCTTGTTTACCTGCTGTTCTTTTGGCAAGTATCATTCCTTGGTTGGTCATGAACTCCATCATACCGCCTTCGTCAAGATATTCTTTTGCCTTGCCAACAGGAGTGTCATGCGTATTCCAGACATCTGAGGCTGTATTCCAAAGCTGTCTGGTTATCTGGAACGGAGCCATCAAAACATTATCTGCATACTCCCTTGTCCTGAACCAAGAGAAAAATAAATCACGAGGCAGGTTGGTAAGGGCAAACTCAGGATTGAACCCAGTAGCAGTAGCTCTTACAATACCTGCACCAGACCACTTCCTAAATGTTTTCATAGTTTCCATATCCATAGATGGGTCTTGCCCACCCCATTCTTCACCAATCTCCTTTGCCATCTTGATATATTTTTTCCTACCCTTAACCATTGCGGTGACAGCTTTGTAATTATCAGGAACATCGGTAGTGAACTCAACTACTTCGGCTATACCATTACCGGGGTTAGCTTCAGCATAATTATAAAGTTCGGTGTTAGCTTCATTCCTAGCTATCTTGTCATGCAAGCGAACTATATAATCCCTCATCAACAAAGCAGAATCACTTTGCATTGAACTCATACTACCCCTCTTAATCCCCTGCAAAGAATCCAATTGTGCGGTAGTATCAAAATACTGTATGTATAGTCGTGGTGAGTAATCACCTACCTCTCTCATGCTGTGATATTTTTTTGCAGAAATTATTCCTGCCCTGTACATATGACCAAGCTGACTCTTGAATGTATCGAAATAAATCTTGGCTCTTCCCTCTATTTTATTATAACTTTCAGGGTCTAGCTTCTTCATGTGTGCAAGCCTAGCTTCATAGCCTTCAACAGTTGTACCATGAGGATTCATTATCTCTGCCTCACGGAGGACTTCCATCTGATCGCTAACAGAGTATACTTGTGCTTCTTCCGCACTGTCATGCCCAGTAGCAACAATTGATTTGCTCACATTATCCTTGTCTCTTCTCCATGCCTGTGCTGATGCTTTCCTCACGGTAAGAAACCTGTACTTCTCCCCCTTGTTTTTATAGATTGTCTTTGAGTTGCGGAATAATTTCCTGATTCTTTTTGCCCCAAACAATTTATTTAATTTTTCTATGTCCTCTTTTTTCTCCATATCAAATACAGTACCAACAGCCTCGTCTTCCAAGAAGTCCATAGTCACACGCCTTCTATTCTTTCCTATGGCGATAGCCCTCTTAGCCTGTATCATTTCATTTAAAGCATTGTATTCTTCTGGCGATAAACTTTTAAACAACCTGTCAAATGCTATTTGATATTCGACATCACCCTTGGCAGAACCACCTGCTGATAATTCTAAAGCCTGTATCAAAGCCTCTGCGTTGTCACCAATAATCCTACGCATCTCCCTCTTGACAGTACCCTGCATATCAAAGGTTTTCTTGTGGAAACCTTCCCATACTTTCTTAAAGCTAAACTTGTTCAGGTTTTCAAAATCCTTTGTGGACTTTTTGAATGATTCATTAGCCCCGTCAACTAAAGGATCTCCTGACTTTTCGTCCCAACCATTACATGCCATTAATATTTAATCCTACAGTTAAGGTTGTCTTCAGTGAAATCTTCTTCATTATCATTTACTTGATTTTGTGTGGTGCTTGGACTGTCATACTGCCCTATTGATTCTTCGCTCTCCTTGTTGAACTTATTAAACTGGTCAGCCCAACCTCTCACTGCTTTCTTTTGTGAGGACTCTTCTGTCTCAGTGCCAAGACCTTCGGATTCTAGTATAGCTTCATACTTAGCCTGCTCTTTTTGTTCATCAGTTGGCTTACCTTTTGATTCATGCTCAGTTTTAGCCTTTGCATACCTAGCATAGAAAGCCTCTACTTCTTTTGGGGAAGGAACTTCTTTAAAGAAAGTTATCTCTGGTAAAATCTCTGCGTCAGAAGCTCCCTGTTTCCTTAATGTTGTTATCACCTTCATGTCTGATAATTCAAACTCGTAGTTGTCTAAATATTCTTCAGACTCATCCCAAGGAACATCTTCTGTTTTCTCATCTGCCACTGGTTCTTCTTTCTTTGTCTCCTCTCCAACCATCTCCTCTTGTACTTCTTCTACACCAGATTGTTTAAGCTCTATGTCAGATTCTTTTTCTGCAATCTTCTGGATCATTTCTGATTTTGTTTTCACGCCATGCTTCTTAATACTAGCTTCATCTTTCCTTGGCAGTGCATAAAACAATCCATCATCTGCTTGGTGTACAAAATAATCAGATCGTATCGATCCTTTATCCCCTTCTGGTTTTGAATGAGGGATACTCCTCAATGCTTCAGCCTCTGTTTCATGACCCTCATAATTATCTGTGGACACAACTTGGTATTCAATGTCAAGGATATTCATTTGATTGTCGTAATGAATCTGTTGTTCAGGGCTTAAGCTTTCCCTTATAGTTGGGACTCTCTTCATTATCTTAGACATCGTTCCTTTAAAATTATAAAACTCAGGATGAAGACTTACTCCTGTCTGGTTATGCTGAAGAACATAAACACCAACGGCTGACCCAACAAGTTCATTTATGGATTCCATATGGATGGCGTGTTCATCTATACCAGTACTGTTGAATATACTATTGACTACCTTACCATCTTCTATTTCTATAAAACCAATGAACTCATTCTCCATCGTGTCATCCACTGCATAAATCCGAATAGATACCAAGCCACCTTCCTTCTGTATTCTTAAAGCAAGCTGAGATTGTGTCTTCAACATGCTTGGTGAATATGTACCCTCAGTAGTTACATCTTTTTTGATTGCTGTTCTTAGTTCTTCATGCCTCTTTTCCTCCCTTAGTTTTTTCACCCTACCCTGATCGTCAATGCCTAGCTTTAAATAATGGTATCCATTTTCGTCAATATGAGAAATAACACCACCACTCCCCAACCAAGGCATCAGTGAGAATAATGATTTAGCCTTGACCCTAAACTTCTTGGACTTGACAGGCTTAGTAGGATTTATTGTTTGGGCTTTTTCTACAGCCTTACCGTATAGCTCACCAGAGGTAGGACTCCTGCCTGTGTCACCAAACTTCCAGTTCTTATATTTACTGTGATTATCATACAAGTTGTTAGTCAGGTGAGTTTTCCTGAGTGGTCTGTTAAGTCTTTTTTCTATCTGTAAAAGTTTCTCGTTCTCTGTATCTATCTCTCCACTGATCCTTTTTATCTCTAGGTCTATGCTCTCCTTACCCTTATCTTTTGTTCCCTTTCTTTTTTCCTTTAATTTATCCCTTGCATTAAGATGAGCTTCCTTGGATTTCATTAATCTTTCTTTGTCTTGTTGTAACTGGGTAGCATACGGACTATCTATTCCATATACCATTTCAGTTTCAACACCCTTCGCAGTTCTGACCAATCTATACCCAGTAAAACTATAACCATTGTCTGGATTAAATCTCCAATGTGGAGAATCCGCACCTGACTCTTGACGCTTAAACCAAGGTGCATCAGTACCAGATTCACGAGCATGTATGTCTGCTTTTACAAATTCGTTTAATTCCTGAAGCTCTTGTGTGGTATGTTCATCACCTGCCATGCCTAACTGATGATAAGCATGTTCATATATATTAGTGTTCTCATCTTCGCTAATAACAGGACGACCACCACGCTGTGCATAACCACCTGCTGGGCCAACATAAATATTGCTACTATACATAGCGTTCATTCTCTCCGTAAACAAACGCTTCTCCTCTTTAACTCTGGCGTTCTCTCCTTCTATATCTACCTCATCATCACCCTCATAAATTCTAGGCTTGAAGTCAACCTGCTGGAACCCATGCTTCTCAGCCATCTCTGCAAATTTAGCTTCAGCCTTCGATGCTTTAGCAACCCAGTTGTCTACCTCCTTTTGCATCTCTATAACTGCATCATTCTCTAGTGCTGTCCATTGCTCCTGTCCTTCCTCTTGCGTTATTTTCCCAGTAGCAACCTTGAATTTTATAATTGATATTTCTTTGTTTAATTTTTTATTAATTCTTCCTGCCTTATTAGTTCTTGCGTTGTTTATATTTTTAATCTTCTCATCACGCTCAGTTAAAGCGTCTTCAAGTTCTTTTAGAATTACAGTATCTTCATTCAAGTTGGTATATTTAACAATCTTCGGCATAGGTCTTCCCCAACCTTTAGCTTCGGATTCCATTGTGTACTTGTCAGATTCATACCTCTCTAACAGACTCTCTAAGTATTTCTTTCTTTGACTATCAGCCTTGACTACCTTTGAAGCTTTATTTGCTGTCCATCTATCACCATCAAATGTCTCTTCAGTCGTAGGGACAACTTGTCCTCTAGTCATCTTGCCAGTTTCAGGGTCAACCATCATAGTACCCAAGCGTCCACCCTTATCAGCAACATCTTTCTCAAGTAATCTACTAGGGCTAGATAGCTCTGACTTGATACTGTTGATTGCGTTAACAATCTTTGTATACTGTATATCTACTTCGTCTTGAGAAACAAAATCAGGAGGGCGTGTTATGGGTGCTGTTATAGGATTACCATATTCATCATCACCATATATATTCAGGTCATCATCTGGCTGCAACTTCAATGTCTTTGCGTTAACTCTTTCTGTCTCTAGGTATTCTATGAATTGCTTACGCAGAAGAGGGTCAGACAACAGTTGAAGCTGTATAGACATAGACGTATTAAGTGACTCTGGTTTAACGCCCATCAAAAATTTAGTTATTAATCTGGTGAGTCTCTTTCTAGCCTGTTTTGTTCCTTCCCTAGATATCCTTTTTCTCTCGGCAGGGGAGAACTTTATCATCCTAAGTTCTAATTCATCTCTAGTCTCATGAGCAACTGCAAGTCTTATCTGCTCTACCTCTTCCTTGGTTAGAACATCTCCTTCCTTCAACTTGTTAGCTTCCTCAATGCTGATTCTTTTTGTACCCTTGTCTTCCAACTGAGCAATAGTCTTACTTGCATCATTAAATATCTTACGCATCTTCTCGCTGTCATAACCTGCGTCTTCTTGCAAAGCCTTGAAGTATTCATCTTCTGCATAATCAAACTGTCTAATACCTTTTTGTACACCACCTGCTTTAGCTTCTAAAATTTCCCTCTCACCTTTAGCAGAAACTACATCAACCGCAGTAGTTGTACCTTCCTGATCTTCACCCTTAGTTTCCTTAGATTTCTTAGAAGGTTTACTGGTAGCCTTCTTACCATAAGCAAGAATATTCTCAGCCAACTTATGCTTAGTCAGGAGTTCACCTTTGTCATTCTGGTATTCAACCCCTATACGTTTAGCTATATCGCCAAGCGTTCCTCTAGTCCACCTGTTCTTACCCCCCTTCTTATCCTTACTCCTGTCATCCCTTATCAACTCGGCCGCACTCTTTGTCTTAGTCCCCTCAAAGTTGTTATACAAATACATGGCTAAGTCATGTGCGGTTTGGTCTTTGACAGCGGCAGGAGGCTTCTCAGTAGGAGGTTTCTCTTTTGTCTCTACGACAGGTTTATCTGTGGTAGCTTTCTCTGTCGTAGGTTTCCCTGCGGTAGGTTTCCCTGCGGTAGGTTTCTTTCCAGTAACAACCTCAATCTGCTCGGTAAGAATTTTAGAAATAGTTGCGTCATCTCTCAACGCATCATACAAATCAATACGCTTCATGCCAAACTTCTTAGCTACCTTGGCTAATACTTCAGCACTTGGATTCTTTGCTTCTGGATCATGCCATTGATCTATGACACTCAATAGTTCTGCATCCACACCTACCTCTTTAGCCTGAGTACGCAATTCAGCTAAATCCAGTTCAGGTAAATCTTCTATCGCCGCATCTTGTTGTGCTTTAGTCGTAGTTTCTTTTACCTCTTCCTCTGTAGTAACTTTCTCTTCCTCAACCTTTTGCTCTTTCTTTTCCTCAACTATCTCATCTGGTAAACGTCCTGCCTCTTTTAAGTCGGCATGATACATTTCTATATCTTCGATGGTGATAGTATTATTCCTTAAAAGGTCTTCAAATGTATCTCCTCTTTTATATTGCAGACCTGCCTTGTCAAATTCTTCCTTATATTCTGACGCTTTTCTTTTCTTATATCTCTTGGGGAAGCGTAACTCATGCAATATACTCAACTTCGCATCATCTAAATCAACAGGGATTACCTCTGCCGTATCTACAGGTGCGGTGATATCTTCCATTGTGTAATTATTTTTCTTTAATACATCCTCAATGGTGTCACCCTTGTTAAAAACTAAACCTGCATTCTCATATGATTTTTCCCTTAGTTCTTGATTATCTTTTAACTCGCCAAACGCAGCGTTATGTAATAAATTTTTCCTAACAGCTTCATACTTTTCCTTTGTTGGCAATCTTAAATTACCATAAGTTGCTAAAGCACCACCAACTGGGCCACCACCTAAAGCTCCTGCCGCACCTGCTTCCGCAACACCAGATAGATTAATTGCATTAGGTGATTTACCAACCAGATAATCACCAAAATTCTGCGATACCTGTTGTCCTGCCTCTTGATAAAATTCCTGACGAGCTTCTTTCGTAGTCCCTGTCCATGCTGTTGGCAACAATCCTTTTCTAAGCTCTGCCGTCCCCCCTGCCTTCTTACCAAAAAGTCCCATCTTCCCAAGGAAAGAACCAACTGGCATTGAAGTCACGCCTATCCCTGCCCCTGCTCTCCATCCAGATTCCCAAGAAGCCTGTTTAGCTATCTGCTCTGTGATGAATTCCATCAGTTGATCTTCAGTAGCTTCTGGATATGCAGATTTAATATGCTCCCTTGTTTCCTGATACAGGGGTGATTGGACAATGACTTCTGGAGGTGTATTTTTTGTGCTTTCATAAACATCACTAGCAGTCGCAGTCCCTTCTATAACGCCTGCTGAAGTACCCATACCAACAGCACCTGCCTGACCGGGTGTAACCTTTGGAATCTTCTGGAGTTTACCAGCTATAAATTTTGCAGGGCCGAGAATGCCAAGAGAAGAAGCGGCACCACTAGATATCAATTGCTGGATAGTGCCAAGAGTCATGTTGCCCAGACCAGAAGGCAGAACATCTCCCTCTTCTTTATATTTAAAAATACTTCGTGGCCCGTATGCTTCAGCTTTAGCACCCTCTGACATGCTTTCCATCATTTTTTCAGATGCCATCCTAGATGAATCTTTTATCATCTGACCTGCCTGAGACATGGTTGGACTTTGTAGCTGTTCTCCCAACCACTCTACGCCATGACCAACGACAGTCCCTGCCAGATTTGAAAAAGAGGCACCTGCCGCTTTCCCCATATCCAATGGGCCTGTATCTGTTTGCCAAAAAGAATCGTCTACTGGCTGTGGAGGTACATCTTGGTATGGAATATTAGTGGGTCTGGATTGTATAGGTGGAGGAGCAAGCCCAGATTCTTGACGGGTGACTTCACGTTCAGACTTAACAACTTCTTCTTGTTCTAACTCTTGAGCAGCTTGAGATATATCTCCTGCATCATATCCTTCGGACAAAAGACTTTGTACATCAACATCGTATTTTTTGAAACGCTCGTAGTCTTCTTCTGTGAAATCTATAAAACCAGAATCCATCGAAGACCCCTTGAATGTATCATAAGGGGAATCACGATAAGAATAATCTACCATCCTCTCATCTCCCTGTATCTTCTAATATGATTCTTGGTTTCCTCTGGGACAAACTGGTCTTCCCTTGCATCCCATTTCTGCAATAACTGGTTAAGATTATTAGCCTTGGTTCTCTCTATTACGCTTGGGAAATTCTCTCCGTTCCAATTGTAAGCGGCTATCGTAGCAGTCTCTATATCTTGCTCTGACCACTTCTTGCCAATCTTAGATAATCTTTCTTTTATCTTTCTCTTCAGGGTATTTTTAAATTCTTTTCCTATTGCAACATTATGTTTCGGGTTCATAAGAAGATCAATCTTCTTATCCATAGTATTTGCTTTCTTCTTGTTAAACAACCTACGCCCATACTTAGTACCAGATGCAGTATTAACAGTAAGTTGCATCAAGCCAAACGATACTGGTATTTTCTCTCCCTTCTTGTTTTTGGCGTGAACCATCGTTGTCCTGCCATCTGCCTTCTTAACCTTCTTCCCATCAACAATCTTAGGAACAAGCTTATAGCCAATAGCATTAGGATCAAGAGGTTCGTTCTCAGTCTTGGCTAGGAACTTAACAGATTCATCTGTCTCTGATTCTATATCCCAAGATTCCTGCCCATACACTTTACCCTCTGGAGTTAAAGAATAATAATATCCATCTTTCCCCTTACTAATAACATTACCCAACTCTTTGCTTGCCTGTTCTTCAAGATGATATGTTTCATACTTCCTTCCCTTTAATATCCTACCAGTTCTTTGATCTACACTAGACCCATGCTTAACCCATTTGCCTTCATCTTCATGCCAAACCCATGCAGAAAACGCACCTTTATTAGATACCGTTTCCCTGTCTCCCTTTCCCCTTCGTTTTGGTTTAGGCATTGTTAATGGGTGCAACTTATCTAGTTCTGCGGCCGTTTCTTTATCATAACCATCTCCCTCTGGGTCAAACCTAGACGGCCCACCCATTCCCTTCATTACCGAATCCTCCACTCCTGACTTAGCAAACTCAATTTCTGCCCTCTTATCTCTCTCTGATTG